ATGGCGATTGCATTCCCAGGCAGCCACCCAAACATTGAACAATTGAAACCATTTTTAAATTTGGAAAATCCGATTGAAAGAGAACAACCTCAACAACCAAAACCAGCAGAGTTAAAATTACCAAAGTTGAAAACCTTAAATAAGTAATATGGAATTAACAGAAGAACAATTACAAGAATTGAAAGGTGTATTGAGTCAAATTAAGACAAGATTGCCAGAAGATAAAGCATTTTATGTTTGGAATACATTTAATCATATAAGAGGTGAGAATGAACCTCGTCCATGTCTTTGTGGAAGTAGTGGACATCATTGGAAAAGAGCAGTTGACTTTCTTCATGATTATGTAAAAGATAAATAATGATAGACTCAGGTAGTTTACAATTGGAATGTAATCAAAGATTGACTAATCTATATAACACACATAATGGTTGGTTAGTTAATGAAGCAAAAAAGATTACAAAGAATCAAGAAGAAGCAGAAGACCTTTGTAGTGAATTATTTGAATATTTGCATTTAAAATGTAATCCTAAGATATGGTGGGGTGATAGTTACAATCTATTTTATTGTAATAAGTTTTTACATAGTAGATTTATGAATAAGGTAAAGAAATTAAATCAGACTATCTTAATAGAAGAGATGCCAGATACAGAAGAAGATATACCTTATGATTACGAATGGGATTTACAATTGCAACAGGCACATGAAGAAGTAATGTCTGAATTACAAAAGTTAAAAGTGACAAAGATGTGGCCACAAGCCCGTATTTTTGAATTGTATTGGATGTCAGAGGACACATTAGATGAAGTTGCAAAGAAGATAGGAATTAGTAAATCAACAACTTTTATTTCTGTGCGCAAGATTAGAAAGTATTTGGAATCAACATTGGATAATCCATTTAAATAAGTTATGTTCATTAAGCAAAAAAGATTTGATAGAGTAAATGGAGAAATAAGGAAATGTAATGTATGTGATACTGATTTTCATACACATAAACCTGTTTACCAATGTAGAAAGTGTGTTGCAAGAAAGATATATGATAATGCAAAGGAAAAGTATGGTGAAGGAATTATACCAACTGGAAAGTTTGCAGGATTACCTTTTAAGAAACCATATCCATTTGACACCCGTAGTTTTGAAAATAGAAAAAGATTTGATAGGATTAAAAGAGAATTGAATCAATGTAAGACTAAAGAAGAAAGACGAAAACATTATGCAAAACAATTAGAAGAGATAATGCATAACGGAGTATGGGAATGGATTTTGGACAGAAGAGATGATGAAACAGTAAAGAAAACAAAGGCTAAATCAAAGACAATGACTCAAACTGACTATCCAGATACTAGAAATTATTATGAAGAGTAGAATAGACTATAACTATGCACATTTTAATTTTGATTGGACATGGATAAGAGATAAAGAGATTATTCATAGAGGAAATAAAGATGGTGGTATGTTAATCATTTTGGACAATAAAGGTAATGCAGTTGGAATGTATGCATACGAATTGATATCACAATAACAATGTTCCTTAGTGTAATGGTAGCACAACACACTTTGACTGTGTCAGTTTAGGTTCAAATCCTAAAGGAACTACAAAAACAACAATATGACAAACGAAGAAAAAATGAATGAACAAATTAGTGACCTTGCAGAATTGATGAAAGGTATGTTCACTAAAGAAGAATTACAAGAGATTGAAAAAAGATTTGATGAGATTATTAAAAAAGGAAATGAAGATAACAAAGAAGAATAAAGAGATAGACCCAATATATCCACTCATTATTGCATATCTTCTCACTATTGGATTATCTATTCTATTTGAGGTATATACTACAAAATAAACTAAGTGGTGTTATTATTAGTATAAACACATTTAAATAATATAGATTTAATATATGCCATTTCAAAAAGGACATAAGTTAGCAAAGGGAAGACCAGTAGGTGCAGTTAATAGAAGCACAGAACAAATGAAGTTATCTATTGCTCGTGCAACAAATAGAGTATTGGATGATTTGCCAACAATAATGGATAAGTTGATGAAAGAAGACCCGAAGGCTGCAGTTGATTTGAGTATTAAGTTATTAGAATTTAATTTACCTAAACTGAGCAGAACAGAAATGAGAGCAGAGATAGAACAAAAGATACATCAGATTGCAGTAAACATAACACAAAGTAAAGATGCCGGAAGCAATTGATATACAAACAACAATAACATACGGACATATAGAGAATGCAAATAGTAGAGTCACTCAACATATAGGTGGAACTAGAAGTGGTAAAACATATGCAATCCTACAATGGTTATTAGTTCAGATGATTTCTAAGGATGGATTAAATGTGACAGTTGTAAGAAAAACTATTCCATCATTAAAGAGAACTGTAATCAAAGATTTTACTGATATACTTAAGAGATTGGATATTTGGAATGAAGATGATTATAATTCAACTGATAGAATATGGAAATACTTTGATTCAACAATACAATTTATTTCAACAGATGATGCAGAGAAGTTAAGAGGTATTAAATCCGACATTCTTTTTATAGATGAAGCAAGTGAGATTGATGAAGAAAGTTATTTTCAGTTGAGTATAAGAACAACAGGTAGAATAATACTTGCATACAATCCTACTATATCCCCATTTCATTGGTTAAGACAGATGGGAGATTGTGAAAGGTTTGTGACAACATATAAAGATAATACATTCTTGCCAAAGGAAATGATTAAGGCAATTGAAGACTTAGAGTTTAAGAATCCTAAGTATTGGAAAATCTATGGTAAAGGTGAGTTTGCACCAAATGAAAAGGCAATCTATAAGTTTAATATTGTTGATGACTTTGAGGCAGAGTTTGTTGCGTTTGGTTTAGACTGGGGTTATAGTAATGACCCAACTGCAGTAGTTGCAGTATATAAGAATGGAAATGACTTATATGTTGAAGAAGTCCTATATGAAAAAGGATTAGTGATGAAAGACATTGCTGACAAATTAAGTAAAAAAGAAATTGATAAGTCTTATGAGATATGGTGTGATAGTTCAGAACCCAGAAGCGTAGAAGAGTTATACAGAATGGGATTTAATGCAAAGTCAGTAACTAAAGGACCTGACTCTATTAGATTTGGTATATCAACATTACAAAACTATAACATACATATATTAAAGACATCACAGAATTTAATAAACGAAATGTATGCATATCAATATTCAACTGACAAACATGGTTATGTGACAGATATACCAGAAGGGGGATTAGACCATCTTTTAGACGCACTTAGATATGTTGGGATGATGAAACTAACTCAAAAGGCAACAACTAAAGGTAGATATGCAATCACAGTAGGACAACACAGATACTAATATGCAAACGTGGAATGAAGAAGAAATAAGAGAATTGATATTATATGCAAAGTCATTGCAACAGGAAGTAGATGAGAAGAATGCACAATTGATAATGATGAATGCTAAATTAGAAAACGAAGAAGCAAAAAATAGAAAATTAAGTAACATTATAAAATTGATATATGGTAAAGGAAGTAACACTAACTATCCCGACTGATTGGAGTAGTGTAAGTTTAAAGAAGTATTTAATCTTACAAAATGATTTAAAAAATTATGCAGATGATGCAGAAGCACAGACTGCTTTGATGTTATCTCACCTATGTGGTTTAGATGCAGAATATTTGCATACTATATCAATGGAAGATTACAATATGATAAAAGAATCATTGGAAGGGTTTGTAAATAATGTGGAATATCCTCTACAAAAAATAATTACCATAAATGATAAAGAATATGGATTTGAACCTAATTTATCTCAAATCTCTTATGGTGCATATGTGGACATTTCTAAGTATGGTAATTTAAACATAGATGAGAATTGGGCTAAGGTAATGTCAATTCTTTATAGACCTATTGTAGAAAAGAAAGGTGATATGTATTCTATTCAGGCATATAAAGGTGAGATAGATGATAAGTTATTTCTAAATGTTGGAATGGATGTGCAATTTGGAGCACTCTTTTTTTTTCTCAATTTGTCAACGGACTTGTTGAGCGTTACCCTGAAATCTTTGAAGGTGGAGGGTCTCCCACCCAACATCAAATCAATTTTGGAAAAAAGTGGGGAAATTACCAAACGCTTATTGAACTTGCAGACGGACAATATGGGCGTATAGATTGGGTTACAGAACAACCATTAGAGAAGTGTTTATTATATTTGGCATATAAAGCAGACGAAACTACACTAAAAAACCTACTACATAGAGAGGCACTTAAAAAACAACAGCAAGGGGGATAACGATTTATTCCTAATTCATTGTTATTATATTAAACGATACCAATGGCTGGAAAATGGAGCAATAGTAGGAATGGAAATTTAAGATACTCGGTTAATCGTGAGAATAACTCGGGTATTTACATAGGGCCAACTAAAGGTCTATCATCACCTAAAAATAGTAGACAAGGATGTCTTTGTTTAGATTCCAATACTTATGATGTTAAGTGTTGCAATGGATTTTTAATGAATCAAGGAATTGGACAAACTCAGTCACCTAATAGAACTAAGGGTGGAGGATTTAGTGATGGATACAGTGATGGTTACGATATAATTTTAGACTAACAAATATAATATAACATGGCTGAATTATCAAAACAGGCATTGAAGGTAGATAACAATCAATCCTTCCCTAACAATAACAACGGAGCAATTACTCCATCTATACTAAGAGCGTTTAATACAAACATGATTGACTCAACAGTTAATCAGGATGTATATAATACTGATAGTTCAAGTTGGACTAATTCAATAAATTCTATTTCTGCACAAACTGCATCATATGCAATAAGTGCATCTGTTGCAGCAGTAGATGCAGCACAACAATCACAAATAAATCAATTGATTGCATTTACAGGTAGTGTAAGTTCAGTTGCAACAGGTAGTTTATTAGTGACTGCTTCTGCATTATCAAATGTAATTACTTTTACTAAAGGTGATAATTCTACATTTGATGTAACGGTTGCAGATACTACAAACTTAACTCCATTAAACGATTTTACTGCATCTCAATTAAGTAAAGATGCTACTTTAGCAACTTATACTGGTAGTGTAAATAATTCATTAAGTAATTTAAATACATTTACTCAATCTGCTAATACTCAATTAACTAACCTAGCATCATCTCAATCAATTGACAATACTAAGTGGAATACATTGGGAACTCAATCAGGTTCATGGGTAACTGAAAGTGAGAGTGGTTCGTTCTTAATTACTGCAAGTGTAAATCTTAATACAATTACATTTACTAAGGGTAATAACACAACATTTGCTATAACAGTTAATACTGGTAGTGGTGGAGGTGGAACTGCTGATTTGACTTCTTTGAATGCATTTACAGCATCTCAGTTGACAATCAATACTGGATATAATACATACACATCGTCTACAAATAGTAGATTAACTAATATTGAATCAACAACTGCAAGTATCAATTCATCTATAACTCAATTGAATGCATCATCTGCATCTCAACAAGTTAGTATAAACAATTTGAATACGACTACTGCAAGTTTATTAGTTGAAACACAAAACTTAGAATTATTTACCGCAAGTGCAAATACACAATTGACTAACTTAGCATCTTCACAATCAATTGATAATGCTAAATGGAATACATTAGGTGCACAGAGTGGTAGTTGGATTACAGAAAGTGAAACAGGTAGTTTTGCAACAACTGCATCATTTAATTCATATACTTCTTCTACTAATAGTAGATTAACAAATATAGAATCAACAACTGCAAGTTTATTAGTTGAAACACAAAACTTAGAATTATTTACTTCATCTCAACAAACATACAATACTAACAATGATACTAAATGGTCTACATTAGGTGGACAATCTGGTAGTTGGGTGACTGAAAGTGAAACAGGTAGTTTTGCAAGATATGATGTAAGTAATCCGTGGAGTGCAAATCAAACATTCACAAACATTACTGCAGTTAGTGCATCGTTTACATATGTTCAAACAACTTATGAAACTTCTAGCGTAATTTATTCTAGTGGTTCAAATCAATTCGGTGACTCTATTACTGATACACAATCATTAAACGGACAAACAATAGTTTCAGGTAGTTTAGGTGTTACTGGGTCATTCCGTAATAATACTTTACTTTATCCTACTACTGATGGAACGGTTGAACAATTCCTTTCTACTGATGGTGCTGGAAATCTTTCTTTTGAAAATGTAAGAACAATTTATCAGAACATCCGTAATAGAGAAGCTACTACAATTTTAAAAGGAACTCCTTTATTTGCATCAGGCTCAACAGGTGATAATGTAGATGTTTATATTGCAGATGCAGGTAATCCTTTAAGAATGCCAGCAACACTTATAGCAGGTGATGCATCATTAGCATCTGGAGCAACAGGTAGAGCAATTATCTTTGGACACATAGAGGGAGTAGATACAAACGCATATCCTGCAGGAACTGCGGTTTATGTAGCGGTTGGTGGTGGATGGACTGCAACTCGTCCAACTGGTAGTTCAACTCCAATACAACCATTAGGAGTTGTGACAAGACAGGCTAATAATGGTATGGGTATTGTAATGACAGAAACTCCATTTGACTTACCAAATATTCAAACAGGA